ACTATTTTTACGCCCCCGTGCCGGTCAGACCGCTGTTCAGCACCCAGGGTAGCGACCCCCAAAACAAAACGCAGCCACGGGGCAGCCAGGGCCCTTAAAATTGATTTTAAAATCGGTCAGTGACCCCCCTAATGCCACGAACCAAATACGGGGCTCTACTATGCGGGCACCTATGAGCGAGGCATTTGGATAAGCACTAGTTATACTACATGTTGCTAAGTACTTGATACCAGGGACTAGGGCGGATACCTAGCGCGGGGCGTCAATTCGTACCCGGGGTATCTTGAGACAGGGGGTTGACTGTGGTGTTGGAGTCTGGTAGTCGCACCAAGTCGATTGACTCCAAGGGGGTAGGGTAAGAAGAAAAATGTATATAGCGTCACATGAGATTTTACCCACGGGACGAATACTTACATTAGCCTACATGAGATTTTACCCAAGGGACGAATACTTACATTAGCCTACACGGAGACATGGTGCATGCACTTAGGCACCAAGTGCATGCAACTTGTCCTAACCTTTGATATGGGCACTAGGAATCAAAGGATAAAAAAGACCCGCCTGAGGCGCATACCTTTAGGGGTAGAGGCGTGGCGGGTATGTGCAACTAAGTCCAAGCGGACGTATTCCAGATTCTCTCGAATCGGTAACTAGTTTTAAACAACATCCGGGCCGTCTTGTCAACGGGAACGCGAGTACAGTAGGCTTCTCGCATGCGACTAATTCTTTTTCTTGCCTTCCTCGGCCTCTCGTGTGCACACTCACATCGGGACTGGGTAGAACCAATCACCATGCTGGATATGGAGAAACCAGGTGGTGTCCGAGTCTGTTACATCGAGGCCGAGGGAGACCATATGAAAGCGGCCTGCATGACGGTAGAGAACTTCGTTTCCGTAATCCAGTCCCGCCACGGACGCAACGAACCTTCGATGTTTAAGGAGTTATAAGATGTCAATCAAAGTTCAAGATAAAGTAATTGCGGACATGGTGGCGCAGCACGCACTTTGGATTGCGGCCGACGACCAGAACCCAGGCCGGAGAGCCGTGTTTACCGGAATGAATTTGACGAGCTATGATTTTACAAGCGACGACTTATCCCGAGCCGATTTCACGGGGGCGAATTGCGCGGCATGCAACTTCACCTCAGCTACGTGCGAGGACGTTAATTTCACGGGGGCTAATTTGGCCCACGCGAACTTCACCAGCGCCGACATGACCCGAGCGAATATGACCGGGGCGGACATCACGAACGCGGTATTCACCAGCGCGACCACGACGAACATTATAGGGTTCGACACTACGATTGTAGTCGGCAGCGGGTCGACCAGCATTACACTTGGAGCTCCGGTCGTGCAAGGAGCTACTACCGGTATCACGGCATTCGCCACGGGCGGGCAGACCGACGCCGTAGCCCTGACCACGGACATCAATTTCGTGACCACGGTGGCCACGGCCGACGACTCGGTTAAACTCCCTACCGCGGCACTCGGAAAGCGAGTGGTGGTAATGAACCTGGGAGCCGAGTCGTTGGGTATTTTCCCGGTAACGGGCGGGGCAATCGACGCATTGGGGGCCAACGCGAAGTATGACCTTGCATCGGGCGCGTGGCGCGAATTTATAGGGCAGTCGGCCACGCAGTGGCGGTCGAAAGCGTAACGTGAAGCAGAACCGGATTACAAAGCACGGAAACGCGACCGTGTTTCGGGACGAGCAGGGCAAGCGAGTCGCAAGGTCCTTGGAACCCGTACGCTCGGCGGCATGGCGAGACATAATCGGGCAGATGACCAATAACGGGGCCGACCTATTGGTTCGGATGCTTGCAATAGCCCGCGGGGAGACATTCACCCCCGAGGGCCAGGACGAAGAGGGCAGGTCACCTCGTCCCCTGGTCCCGACTATCGACCAGCAGTTACATGCACAGCAGTTATTGTGGGAGTATCAGCACGGCAAAGCAGTGCCCCAAACAGAAGTGGTCAAGGCCATGGACGCCGCAATGGAAGCGGAACAGTACAAGGCGATGACTGACGAAGAGCTTTGGAAACTCGCAAACAAGAAGAGGAAAGAGCTTGCAAGTACAATTGAGGGGGATGAAGGAGAGTGACCGTGCCTTCGTTACCAGCACATGGTTTAAGAGTGCCTGGAAGGCGGTTCGCAAAAACGTAATCGAGTTCGAGAACTTCGCGAAGATTCAGCGAGTCGCGATGGACATCTTGATTGCAGAAGTGCCAACTACGATTGCATTCATCCCAGAAGCGCCGGATGAGATTTTAGGTTACATTAACGCAACAACCACCACGTTAAATTACATCTATGTCAAAAAAGACTACCGACGAAACGGAATCGGCACCTCGCTTCTCGCCCAGCGTCCCTTCAGCACCCACACGGCCCTCGGTCGCGGAGACTGGAAGTACTTCCAAGCCAAACGAATTCCCGAGTGCCGATTCAATGCCCTCGCAATCCCAACCTTGCTCGCCCGTCTCGCAGATTCATTTCAGCCAGCCCGTGTCGGTAGCGGGGGGGATGAAGCAAAGTTTAACTTCTAAGGACGCGAAGCTTACGCTAGAGGGCGTGTTCGTGCGTGCGGAAGTGCGCGGGGCTACGTACTTGTTTCCTTTGGCGTCGTTGAAAGCAATTGTCCTCAGATAACGCCAGACTCGCACTCGAGGAACTTGCTCGGCGTGCGAAAGCCAAGGAAGCCGCTAAGCCAATAGTCCTGCGGCTGCGCGACGAGTTGTTTGCGGAGCAGCAGGCTTTCGTAGACGACAAGTCACGAAACAAGGCGGTGCTTGGAACTCGCCGAGCAGGCAAGACTAGCATTTGGATTAGGTACACAACAATAGAGTGTCTAGAGAAGGACCGAGTGCTTATTCGCATTTGGTCCATGTCTCGCCTACGGGCCAAGCAACTGCTTTGGACCGAGTTCGACTACTTGCATAAGAAGTATGGGATAGTTACCGAACGCAACGAGACCGAGCTTTCGATCAGGTTCGAAAACGGGTCCGAGATTCGGCTCCTAGGGGCCGACAAGGACAAGGAAGCCCAGAAGAAGCGCGGCGACAAGACGTGGATGGAGATAGTACTCGAGGCGCAGTCTTTCGGTCCGTTCCTTCGGACACTGGTGGAAGACGTCGCCGAGCCCTGCCTATTCGACTTACGCGGAACGTTTTGCATGGAGGGCACTCCAGGGCCGTTGTGCACAGGATACTGGTATGAAGTTTCGGGGAGAAATGATACAGAGAAACGTTGGACCTCTATAGGAGGCGACTTGGGCGTGGGTCGTGGGTGGAGCTGCCACCGCATAACTCTGTTCGACAACCCGCACTTGCCACATGCCAAGGAAGAATTGGCGAGACTCAAGAAGGCTCGTAACTGGGCCGACGACAACCCTACATACGTACGAGAGTACCTCGGCCGGTGGGTAAACGACCTAACGGCGCTGTATTACGCTTTCGACGAAACACGAAACTTGTACCAGCCTGGCGAGGTGACCCCCAAGGGTCCGGGGTGGACACACGTGTTGGGCTGGGACTTGGGCAGCAGGGACGATATGGCCCTGGTGCTGTGGGGCTGGCATGAAAACGACCCTATAATTTATGAAGCCGAATCCTGGAAAAAGTCCGGCGCACTGGCTGCCGAGGTCATGGAACAGATTGACCGCTGGGAAGCTCAAGGGTACAATATAGTTAAGAAAGTCGCCGATACAGGGGGCGGCGGTCGAATGTACGTAGAGGAGGTGATGTCTAGATACTCACACGTATTTGAAGCCGCCAAGAAAAGCGAAAAATACGAACACGTCCGACTACTCAACGACGACTTGCGAGTAGGAAGAATTAAATTGAAGTCCGGGTCCCCGTATCATATGGAAATACGAGCGCTGCCCCGAGACCCGGACTGGCCAGACCCGGACAAGCCGGAAAAACCGCCAACCGAGCACCCAGGTTACCCTAACCATTGCTGCTTTGTGGCGGGCACTCTAGTTTTAACTTCTCGAGGCGAGATTCCCGTGGAGACAGTTCGAGTCGGGGACCTGGTCTTGGGACGGAGCGGCTGGGAGCGCGTGGCGTTTACTTGGGACAACGGCACCAAGGAGATCATCACCCGGGCCGGGCTAACCGGCACACCCGACCACAAAATTTGGACTGAAAATCGCGGCTGGGCTCGTCTTGACTCGCTACTAGATAACGATGTATTGTTGTACGCATGCGAGAAACTGTCGAAGCATTTGGCGCCGTCTGGTACCGGTACCCGGAATCTAACCGCAGGTCAGACCGGGCGTACTTTAGAAGACACGAACGAGGCAAGCCCATATACCTGCACAGATACGTGTGGGAGCAAACTAACGGGCCAATTCCCAAAAAGCACCATATTCACCACAAAGACGAGAACACAGGCAACAATTCTCTGGAGAATCTGGAATTGGCTACTGGGGCTGCTCACCTTAGTAAGCACATGCGGGATAGGTACGAGAGCGCCCCGGAAGTGTTTGAGCAACGCCTTGTGGCCGCACGCCTTGCCGCACCAGAGTGGCACGCATCCCCAGAAGGTCGAGCCTGGCACTCGGAACATGGGAAGCGTGTCGCCGCAAACAAGACATTTCACGCCTGTAAGTGTAAGGTTTGTGGAGCAGATTTTGAGTCAAAAACACCTACAGCCGGGATGTGCAGTGCCAAATGTCGAGCCAAGGACCGAAGAAACAGCGGCAAGGACGACATCGAATTTGTGTGCGTGGAGTGCAACGTCAGATTTACTAAAAACCGATTCCAAGTTCCTAAGTTCTGCTCGCGGAGCTGCAACAGTATACACAATAACCGCAACCGGGCCGATAGGAGAGTACGTAGCGAACGGAGTGCTAGTTAAGAACTGCGATTCGGCGCTGTACGGGTATCGTGCAGCGCAGCACTATCTTTCAACCGCCAAACCTACTAAAATTAGGCGCGGAACGCCGGAATACTTCAACAAGGTGATTGCGGATGAAATCCATAACCTGGACTTACCCCCCGACGCCTGGTGGGAAACAAGAGGACAAGACCATGACGTTGAGTGAATTGCGCGAATTGTTGTCAGTCCTCCGAGAGTTTGGGGTTACGGCTTATGCCTTTAAAGACATATCGATTGAGCTAAAGCCGCACGAGCAGGCCGAAGAAGCTAGAGAAGAATTGGACGACGTGGTCTCCGACCCCCCGCCACATGTTCACGCGGATGGGCTGACTGAAGAAGAGCAACTCATGCTTTACGGTAAGGTGATGCCCTAATGGACTATAAGAACATGAAGGCCTACAAGTCATCTACCGAGGCCAAGGGCGAATACGCCAAGCGATTCCACACAGCCTGGTGGGCCGAGACGGAGCCAAAACTACGCGCCGAGAGCATGTCCATCATCGCAGGCAAGATGCTAGGCGATGCGGACCAGAGACTACAGGCGAACCTGCGACATGCCCGGCTCTACGAGAACGTAGACCTTGGCTCCTTGAGTGGAGCCACCTTCTCGGCCGACGTGGTTAGACAGGCGGTCATGGGGGCTGGTATTATCTCGCTGAACGTGATTGCTAGCTGCATCGACACGCTGTCGGCCAAGATTACGAAGAACAAGCCGCGTCCTAGTTTCTTGACTACGGGGGGAAATTGGCCCCAACAGCAGAAAGCGCGTAAGTTGGACTTGTTCATGCGCGGGCTGTTTTACGAGACCGACGTGTACAACAAGGCAAAAAACGTCGGTACCGATGCGTTTACGTGGGGTACTGGGATGCTCCAATTGTTCCAGAACGACGACGGCCGACTTGAGTGTGAGCGCGTTAGCATCGACGAGATTTTCGTTGACGACGCGGACGGGCACGATGGCAACCCGCGACAGATGTTTCGGCGTAAGTTTGTCCAGCGCGAAGTGTTGTGTAAATTGTTTCCGGAGTACACCGATGAAATCTTGGCTGCACCAGCTCCAGCAGATATCAACACAATTACTTCAACGATTGCCGACATGGTCGAAGTCTGGGAAGCCTGGCACCTCCCTTCCAAAGACGGAGCCGAAGACGGTAAGCACGCAATCAGTATTGATGGCTGTGAAGTCTTCTGCGAAGACTGGAAAGTATGTAGATTTCCTTTTGTTGTACTGCGATTTAAGAAGCGGCTCCGTGGGTACTGGGGGAAGGGCGTCGCTGAAGAACTGACGGGTATCCAGCTCGAGCTAAACCGGCTCATGCGCTCAGTGTCAGAACAACTCAGACGCAAGGGGCGTGGGCGCATTTTCGTGCAGACCGGCTCGAAAGTGAACCCCAATCACCTGACCAACGATATCGGCGACGTGGTCTCTTACACAGGCAGCCCGCCTATTATCGACAACGTTAACGCGGTGGCGCAAGAAGAGTTTATGCAGATTGACCGGCTCTTTCGCTATGCGTTCCAGATTGTCGGAATCAGCGAGTTGTCGGCCATGGCCAAGAAGCCTAGCGGACTAGATGCGGCTGTGGCGCTGCGAGAGTACTCGGATATTGAGTCAGAGCGGTTCGCACTGATTCACCAGGCGTGGGAACAGTTCTTCTTGGACTACGCTGCAACGTCTCTTGAATTGATTACGAAACAGTGGGGACACAAGGGCTATAAGATTAAGACCCCGTCCAAGCGATACATCATCGAGGTCGATTGGCGCGACATTAACCTGGATGAAGATTCATATGTCATGCAAATGTTCCCGGTATCATCACTCCCACAAACACCCGCGGCCAAATACGCCAAGGTCAAGGAGATGATGATGGACGGGT